AATATTTAATTATTATGCCATTTTATATGAGCCTTGTACTAGTGTTGATCCTACTTTCTTACTATCCATGTTAATTGATGTATCTTTACTGTATAATCTGTCAACCGCGGCTCTAACTTCATTAATTGCTGATATCATTGGTGTTAAATCGATTTGAGGCATTGAGTTACCACTTCCACCACCTAAATCAGTACCAGCAATTACCGTATCTTTATCGTTTAATTTAATAGCGCCTTCTGGTGATAGTAAAGTACGTTTACCATAACCACCTTCAGACATTACGTCATCGCCTGATAGGAATTTATAGCCCATTGCGCCAACAACACCACCGGCAGCAAGAGCTATAGGAATAGCAAGAGGTCCTAAAAACCCAGCTGGGCTTTTAAATATACTACTAACAGCGTTCATTACAGCTGTACCTATGCTTGATAAAAGTCCTTTTTTACCTAATAAGTTACTAGCTTTTTGTAAGAAAAGACTACCTCCTAAATAAACATTATATGCTATTCGTTGTAATAGGCCTCTTTTTTCCATTAATTCACCTACTTGTTTTTGTCTATTTAAAAATATTTCTTGGCCCATTTGTTGGCCTTTTAAAACAAATAATGCTCTGTTTTTAATTAGAGATAAATTATTAAATAAATCTATTGTTCTATTATATGCCACAATACCAGCATATATGCTAGCTATAACTTTTAAAGGTGTGGCTAAAAATGATAATGCCTGTCCTAATTTATTTACAATATTTAAGGCACCACTTAACATATCTAAGAAACCGCCTAAAGGACCAGCTAACAAATTACCAACAATGCTTTGTAATTTTTCCATAGCAGCATTGAACTTATCTTGCACTGATTGTCTTTCAAGTGCTTGTGCTGCTTCTTCTTCTGTTATTTGAGCTAAAGATTTACCAGATTTAACTGCTTCTTCTCTTTTTCTTAATGTGTTAGCTAATTCGTCAGTAGTCATTCCAACAGATTCAGCTAATGCTCTCTGTTGCAATACATTCATTTTAGTGAAATCAGCTGATGTGCCTATATTTTTATTTAGTTCTTCTGCTAATGTGATTTGATCACCGGCTAATGCTGCTGCTCTAGCTCTTTCTAAATTTAATTGTTTACCAGTTAGTAATTCTGCTTTTAATTCACTTTCAATTGATGATTCAAAATTTAAAAGTGATTCACCTGATTTAGCTACTTGTTCTAAGGTCATACCAAATGCCTTAGCAGTTACTATTGCTTTACCTATTATTTCAGGATTATTACCTAAGTTAGCGGCTAGTTGTCCTGATACTTTAACGGCTTCTGCAAGTGTTGCTTTAAAATCAATACCAACTTTTAATTGGTTTCTTGCTGCTGTTATTCCTCTTAAAAAGGATCTATATGTTTCTTCTGATGTTTTATTATTTAAAACAGCAAAGCGTTGTACTTGAGCAGCTTCATCTGCTGTTAATCCAACTTGTTTAGTTAACTTAATTTGTGTTTCAAGTTGGTCAGCTGTAAATTCATATGCTAATCCAGTTGCTGTAACTAATTCACCAAATGCTTCTGTTAAGTTTTTAGTATTAACATTTATGTTATTAGAACTACGTTCTATACCTACTAATTTTTCTCTAAAAGCATCTGCTCTGTCAGCTCCATATCCTAATTGCTTTCCTAATTTTACTGCTTGGTCATTTGCTGTTAATGCTGCTTTAAGGAAGAAGGTAAATACCGCTTCTGGGGATTTAATATTATCATAGGCTCCTTTAGCTAAAACGCTTAATCCCTTCCCTGCTATTTTCATTCTATTTCCAAAACTAGTGGATTTACCTCCACTTTCTTCAATACTAGCAGCTAGCTTTTCCATTTCGTCAATAGCTTCATCTGCATTGAGATATTGGCCTATTCCAGGTATTTTTGAGACAGCTTTAGCCATTCCTCCTAATAAACCTGTAGATTTTTCTATTCGTTTTCTTATTCGTTCATTTTCTCTTAAAAATGCTATTTCTTTTACTTGAGACTTTAAAACTTCGTTTCCATTTTCAACAGTTTCACGAGCTGTTTTAGCTAGATTTTTTTCTTTATCAAATTGAGTTTCTAAAGTTTTAACATATTTTTCTTTATTATTAGATATTCTTTGGTTTTCTCTAATTTGAGATTGAATATTTTTAGCTAAATTTGTATTCCCTTCTCTTTCAGCTTGATTTTTTTGTATTTGTAAATCTTGATTTCTTTCATCTAATTTATAAATTAAATCAGTTTGTTGTTGTATTTGTTTTCTAATACTAAAAGCTTTTTTTAAAGCTTCTTGTCTTTGATTATCTAATTTAGTACTAATATTTTTAAAAGCTAATTCTGATTTATTTTTATTATCTTCTGTAGCTTTGATTTGTTTAGCTAAATCTTTAGACTTTATCTGATAACCTAAATATTTTTCAGCATTAGCTGCGATATCGTTAGATAATTTTTGTTGTTGTTTAACAGTAGCAAAATATAGCTGTTCATCAGCATTAATTCCCTTTAATATTTTCTTACGTTCATTAATGGAATCAGTTAACTGATTGGATAAATCTAGTAGTTTTTCACTATTTTGTATGTCTTGCGCAGTAGCCATAATGTAATGTTACATCATATAAATATCAAAAGCGCCTATTTTTTAGGCGCCTTTGCTGTATATGTGGGTTGTTTTGGTGCTATGTTTGGTCGTGATATGTCGTTTTTGCCTTTATTGCTTAACATGTTTTGTTGCTTTTCAGCTTGTTCATTTTGCTTTTCATAATGCTCACGCAGTGTTTCAAAAGTAAAACGTCGCAACCAAATAGGCATATTGTATATAGTATTCCAATCATATCCACCATTTCCATGAAATACTATTTCATGTATTTGTTTAAATAGATGTAATCTATAGTCCTGAGTCAGGCCAAAAAAAGTTAAGTGAAATAGGCACGTTTATACCCTCCCCTGTATAATCTTCATCTTCGGGCTTAAATACCATATTAACATCTGGTGACATTTGATTGTAGTATGCACGTAATGCTCTAGCATCTTTAGCTATAAGGTAATTATCTACAAATTCACGAACGTCTTTTTGATCGCGTTTACCTTCAACTGAAACAATCATATATTTCATTCTAGTAGTAACATCTGTAGTAACGTTAGGGTTTATTTTTTGTAAACCTTTAATTTCAGCTTCAATCTTTTGCTCATCACCGTGTGTTAATATTTTAAATGTAATATTATTATTTGAATGAGGAAGAGTAAATGAAAATTCATTTGATCCTCTTTTAAATAATGATTCATCTACAATTTTATCTTCTAATTTAGATAAATCGATAATGGTTTCTACTTCCTGCCCATTTTTATTCATGTATTTAAAGTTATAGTCTTTACCATAACCTAAAACACGAGCAGCAATTAATATTGCGTTTTTATCACCAATTAATAACTCGTTGTAGTCGATTGGTGTTACAATTAGTGCTTGTAGTAATTTATCAATTACTGTACCTTGACGGATGTAATTAGCATTAGATAGAATATCTTCTTCTTTTGCTGTCATGTACTTCATTTCAATTTGACCTTTAGATAAAGGGGATGTTTCGGGATACAGTAAACCTTTTGATGGTAACGAAACCGTTTCTGTTGGGATTTTTAATTCTGCCATAAACTATTTTATTTGTTATATATATAAATATACGAAAAAAGAGGGCATTTGCCAAAAGCAAATACCCTCAATTAAAATATTGAAATATAATTAGAAATTCAATACGCAGTAATCCATAGCAACGGTAACTGATAAACTAATTGCTGCGTCACTAGCCCAATCGTAATCGCCGAAAGTAGCTGTTTTAACGTAAGCACCTTTGATTATCCACTCACCTACTACATCGCCTACTGGTCCTAAAATATCTAAAGTTAAGTCTTTCTTGTAGAAATCAGAATATCCATCACGACCAGTTACTGATTCGTGTGCTAAACGAGCCCATTCCATCACCGTTTGAGCGCCAGATGGAGTTACTGGATCGTATAATTCTAAAGTCATATCGTTCCATCTAACTTTACCCTTAACTTTACGGTAAACGTTGATGTGATCTAAAATAATTTCACCAGCTTCGAATCCAGGTGCAGATGCTTTTTTAATCAAGTATGATGGGATACCATCAATGTACATGATAAAGCGATTCTGAACTTTAGGTTCAAATGCTGTAAACATTATTTCGTTAGCGTCTAATACTGCCATTTTATGTTGTGTTTAATTGCTATTAATAAATATTAAGCAACTACATCCCTTATGCAGGGAATGTAGCGCCAGTAGGTAATACGTTGAAGTTCAAGATAATAAATTCAGCAGTCTTAGTTGGTTGGATATAGATCTGACCTACTAATTGGTTTCTATCGATTACATCAGCTGTGTTGTTTGTATCATCCATTACAACTTTGTAAGCGTATAAACCTTGTCTTTGTACTACTGATTCCATGTATGGATTAACTTGAGCTAAGAATCTGTTACGAGTAACGTTTGTATTTTGTTCGAATACTAAGTTATTAGCTACTTGACCGATAAATCCTTTCAATGCGATTAATAAACGACGAACGTTTACGCGATCTAAAGCTGTTGCTTTACGCTGTAATGTCTTTTGACCAAATACTACAACACCTTCACCAGGGAATGTAGCTAATGGGTTAACATTTGCTTGATATAGATTGTCGCGATCGTTTTGAGATAATTTTCTTTCAGCTCTTAATACTGATGGAACACCACCACGATTTAAACCTGCTGGTGCGAACCATTCAGCACCAACTTGATCGTTGAATGCTAAAACACCACCTATTACAGTTGATGCTGGAGCCCATACAGCTTTACCTAAAGTGCTTGAAAATAATGAAACCCAAGGCCAGTAAGTAGCAGCATAGTTGCTA